TAGGTGAAGACTAATGATAATTAACAATATGAAATGGTTTGATATAACAGAAGAAGCAAAACACCAAATGGAACAATTGTTGGAAAAAAATCCAGACAAGTATGCAATTAGTCTCATGGTCAAAGGTGGTGGCTGTGCGGGTTTCAAATACGAATGGGGATTTGTGGACAAAAAAGAAGACATCAGAGAAGATGATGAAGTGACAGACTTGGGCACAGGCAAATTTTTTGTGGTCGACGAAGCATCAATGATGTACGTGGCAGGCACAAAAATTGATTGGAAAGAAGAAGTTTTTGGTTCGCAATTTGAAATAAGCAATCCCAATGCACAATCCGGGTGTGGTTGTGGAGAATCATTTGGGGTGTAATGGACACAGCATTCATAATCGGCAACGGTGAATCAAGAAACATATTTCCAATAGAAGAATTAAAAGGACATGGCCAGGTATGGGGTTGCAACGCAATATACAGGGATCATCCTCTGTTGTGTGATCACATAGTTGCTGTCAATCCGCCCATGTATGAAGAATTGAAAGCGTGGCACAACAACGGCAAAGAGTCCGCGAGAATATACGGTCCCGCAGACATTGTTGATTGGAACTATCTGATACCCGGTGATGATCCCAGCGACATTCCACAAGGATTGAAACTATACAGGATATGGCGAGGTGGTGACATCAAAAGAAGTAACAAGATCAGAACATTGGATTTCTCTGAAAACAGAGGATCAGGATGTTCCGCTGTATTATTGGCCGCGGAATCAGGTGTTAAGAATATTGTAATTTTGGCATTTGACATCCTTGGTGCTAGGCAATGGGAATATCAGGAAGGTGTGCAGAGCCGAGAACAGAACAATATCTATAAAAACTCCAACAACTATCCATCGAGGATCAACATGAAGGCCTATCTTAAATATGAATGGCTGTATCATCTAAGACAAACATTCAGGAAATATCCAAAGACAAATTTCTACTTTGTAAACAGAAGAGAATACATCAATCTAAATCCTTTCATCAGACACTACTTCGACCAACCAAATATCAGAGTGGGAATATACGCTGACCTTAAACGCTGGATCGAAGGCGAACATGACAAGATCAATTGGATCAAATACTAAAGTGTGTAGGTGCTAGAGCAATCCAGTTTGTATACCTTACGCATTTTCACACCTTGTTTCTGTGCAAATTTCTTCACATCACAATAAGAACACACGTGCTTGTAGTCGTTGGTTGCTCTTTCGGGATCTATCTTAGATCTTGCTCTTAAGAATTGAACCCCGCAAGAATCACACTTGAAAACATATACGGTGTTTTTGCGGTGAAAGGTATGGTAGGTGCCCAGTTTGGACTGGCGTTCATATAATCGCATCGTTTTTAAAGTCTCGATGAACATCAATTTTATTTAATAAATATACAAAAAGATTATATGGCACGATTAAACATAGACGTAGGAATAGAAGGAAATTCAGCAACTGGCGATACTTTACGTACCGCCATGAACAAAATCAACGACAATTTTATAGAAGTTTTTGATGATCTGTCAGCATCAGGTCTGGGAGGAAGGCTTACAAACGAGACCACAAACGGTGATGTTGTGATCCAACCCAACGGCACAGGTATTGTGGAGGTGGATCAATTACAGATCACAGATGACGCAATCACATCATTGATAACAAATGGTGATCTAACGCTATCAGGTAACGGCACAGGAGGCGTCAAAGTCTCAGGTGTTTTAAATGTAGATGATGGCATCAATATTACTGATAACGTTATAACATCATCGGCATCAAATGCAAACTTAGAATTAACTGCATCAGGTACAGGTGAAGTCACAACAGATACTGCTTTCAAATTAATTTCAGATACGCCTTTCCTAAAAATTCAGAGATTAGATAACGCCAATGTTCCTGGCATAGATTTCATAGGTGCGGCAGGCACATCAGGATCGAAGATCCTATTCGATGGCACAAGCGGAACAGCAAACGAATTGATCTTCCAGACTTTCACGGTAGCAGGTGGCCTGGCAGAAGCATTCAGAGTACAAGGTGGTGGAGCAAAAGTCACAGGCTCTTTAGATGTAGACGGCGGAATAACAATAACCGATAACACAATTACAACAGCGGCTTCCAACGCCAATCTAGAACTTACAGCGGCAGGCACAGGAAAAGTAAAAGTCGTAGGCATTTTGACAGTAGACGATGGCAGTATTACTGACAATTATGTAGGAATTGGTAATGACGATGACTTAAAGATATTTCACAATGGAAGTCATTCAATAATACGAGAAACAGGAACCGGAAACCTTTTCTTACAGAGTGACAACAATGTTATACTTGGTAAGGATAGCAGTTCAGAAACCATGGTGAAGGGTATTGCCGACGGGGCAGTTGAACTTTATCATGACAACACTAAAAAATTTGAAACAACAGCAGGCGGTGTTTCAGTTGTAGGAGCAGTTACATCCACTGGAGCCACTGATTTGACTTTGAACACCAACGCAGGAACAGATTCAGGTTCAATCGTGCTTAAGGATGGCACAAATGGAGACATCGTATTAACCACAGATGGCTCCGGTGACATCTTGTTGCAACCAGGCGGAAAAGTGGGTATTGGTTCGGTGAACCAACCAGACACACTCTTACACTTAAAAGATACTAATTCAGTTATCACACTCCAGAGAACTAATGATGGAAACACACCTGGTTTAAGTTTTCAAAATTCAGGTGGTAACGTTAGAGCAACAATTAAAATGGACGGTACAAGTGGAACATCAAAAGAACTTGTGTTTCAAACTGATGACGGTTCACTAGCAGAAAGATTTAGAGTGACATTATCTGGAGCAAAAGTAACAGGCAATTTAGAAGTAACCGGTGCACAGGTAGACTTCACATCACTACCAACTTCTGATCCAGGAGTGGCAGGCAGACTGTTTAGATCAGGAAACGATGTTAAAATAAGCACCGGCTAATAGCCACTAGACGCATATACCAAAATCCGCTAAATATTAGTCGATATGGCCCAAAAAATAATTGATGTAGGATCTGCAGGTAACGACGGAACAGGTGATACAATTAGAATCGCCGGTAACAAGTTGAATGACAACTTTACGGAAGTATTTGACTTTGAAACCGTTAAGTCCGATATAACATTCAAAGGCAACAATATTGCCACAAAATCATCCAACGCAGACTTGGTCCTTAAACCAAGTGGTACAGGAACCATTGTGTTCCCTGGAATCAAAATAAACGATAACAATATCAACACTGTCAGAACAAACGACGACATAAGGATTGTCCCGAGCGGCTCAGGAAAAATCAAAATAGCAGGTGTTGGATTTTCTGGCACAACTTTAAGTTCAGATGATTCCACAATTATCAATATCAATGAAAATTTATCAGTAGATGGCACAATAAGAGTTGAAGGAACAGCAACGATTGATGGCACAATATCAGGAGCAACCGGATCACAATTTGGAACCATCGATCTTAGCAATGGACAGATAGTAGATTTTGTAGGTGGATCAATAAGTTTTGGAGATGAAAACTTATCCACAACCGGAACACTATCAGCGGCAACAGGGTCTCAGTTCGGGCAGATAGATTTACTTAACGGAACCATCAACGATTCATCAGGAGCAATCAGTTTTGGCAATGAAAACCTCAGCACTACAGGAACTTTGGATGTGTCAGGACTCTCCACTTTTGGTAGCCTTACATCCACAGGTTCAACGACACTTGCGGCTCCTGTGCCAATTGATAACATAACCATTAATGACAACATAATTTCAACAAGTTCAAACGCCAATCTTAGATTGTCACCGGGTGGAACCGGAGTGGTTAATGTGTCTAATCTTACTATAGACTCTAGTTTTAGTCTTACAGACAATGTTATCAAAGTTATTAAATCCAACGCTGATTTGGAATTGAAAGCAAACGGAACAGGAAAAATTGTTTTTGATTCAATAGATCTTGATGGTGGTTCGATTGACAATGTGGTTATAGGTGGCACCACGCCGGCCGCAGGAACTTTTAGTTCTTTGTCTATCGGCGACAACACATTATCATCGTCGGGAACAATTATAACTGACAACACGGTAAAGGCAAAATTATCTAACGACAATATTGAATTCACAGGAAGTGGCACAGGAAGTGTGGTTATCAATGGCTTCACCCTACCAAACTCGGATGGAGCAACTGGACAATTTTTAAGAACAGACGGATCTAACACTTTAACATTTGAAACTGTTCCTATTGCATTAGGGGAGACCCAAATACAAGATGCTCAAACTACGATAGGATTTTCTGAATTAACTGAGAGATCAGCAAACACCGCCAATGGTTCTCATGAATCTATCACTAATAATATAAGTGTTGTTGACGAATTTGACCAATCTAAATATGATAGTGCGTGGTATTACGTATTACAAAGACATGCATCAGCAGATAGTTCAATACATTTTTCAACTTTCAAGAAAACTATTGCACAAGGAACAGAAGATGGAAGCACTTTTGATGCCTTTGACGGAGTATCGCATATTTTAAAAACACAGAATGACGATAAAATTATGGAAACATCTTCCGATATTAGAAGTGCTGTCAGCAAGGTGCGGTTCAAGGGTAAAGCAGGATTATTGGCAGACTCTAGTGTTGTGACAGAAACAGCACTTTCTTTCTGGAGGGTTGGCCTGGGTGACAATGACTCTTCTGGTTTTAGTGATGGGGTTAAATCAACCATCGTTGTGGCAGATTTGGATTCTGCGGAAGCAAATTTAGATACTTTTGGTACATCAACCTATAGGGGAGCAAAATATTTTGTTTCTGTTAACAACACCACAACTAACGAGGTACAAAACAGTGAATTGATTGTTGTTCATAATGGAAGTGATGCGTTTATCCAAGAATACAACACAATTATTTCAAACTCGGCCAGCACACCTTTGGCAACATTTAGTGCCGACATAAGTGGTGGAAATGTTAGAGTACGAGGTGCAAATGGAACAGCAGGAACATGCAGGGTAACCATGTATAGGATTGCGTTGGCAGATGACGAATCTGATTCCAGTGGCACATTTGAAAATGTCATCGGAGCCCAAACTGTAAGTAATACTGCCTCGACCACCATAGACACAAATTCATTCCGTGGCACCGCGAGTCCAGACACTAGCAGTACTAAAGTAATTAATTCATTTGCAAAAACCGATTTTGATAGTGTTTGGTATCACATGGCACAAAAAGATGTGACCAATGATGAATTTATACTTAATAAATTATCAGTCCACCATGGTGTAACAAATGACGGCAGTACAGAAGATGCATTTATTACTGATTCATCTATAATTAAATCAGGAGCCATGAATGACATCTCGGCATTTGATGTGGCACTTAACGGTTCAAACGTAGAACTTAAGGCTACTGGTGCAAGTGATGGTTCCACAACTATTCAAAATGCTTTGGCTTACTTTGCGGTTGGACTTGGGCCAAACACAACAACAGCAACATCTGGAAACATAGGCACTCATGCAGGAGTTACATCTGGCGGAAACAATGAAACAAAAATTGATAATGTGCATTCCTCAGGCACAACCACAAATTTACAACAAGCAGAAAGGACAGTTGCAGATTTCAACTTCGAAACATATGATAGTGCTTGGTATTTCCTTTTGACAAAAGACACTATCAATAATAGTTTTGAAACACAAAAAATATCTTTACAACATAACAACAGCGATGCTTTTGTAACAAGTTCTAGTGTTGTTCGCACTGATGTGGCGGATCAACATCCAACATATGATGCAGATATTAATGTTGCGGCAGACAGCACAACCACCGTAAGATTAAGAGCCACTGACAATGATGGTTCGTCGGCTCCTGTGAACACGTTGGCATACTACAGGATTGGATTAGGAGATGACGACTCATCAGGATTTACTGATGGAACTGGTCATGCAAAAACGAGTGTCACGACTGTAGGTGGTATAATAGAAACAGAAATTGATGATGTGTCCGCTGAAGGAAGTCATGCCACACTTTCAGCATCAGGCTCAACTACCGTTTCCGAATTTACAGCAGGAACTTACGACGGTGCTTTGTATTTTGTCGTTAATCATGACGTTGCCAATGGAAGTTTTGAAACGCAAAAAATATCTATAGCACACAATTTACAAGATTCATTTATGACAAGTTCATCAGTTGTGAAAACTGACGTTGGTGACGAGCATCCAATCTACACAACCGATATGGTATCTGCTGGAGACAGTACCAGCAAGATTAGATTAAGGTCAACCGACAACGACGGTAGCACGGTCACGGCAAATAACACCATGGCCTATTATCGTATCGGTAGTGGTGATGGCACAGGAACAGGATTTGCCGGAGAACTAAATTTAGTTAATGATATCGTTAACACAAGTATCATAGATAGTAGTGTCGTTAACCTTAATACATTTACACACACATCACATGTTGGAGCAAAATATTTCATTACGGTTGTTAATCAGAACACAGGCGAATGTGGCAACATCGAAGCTCTAGTAACACATGATGGCACAGACGCATACATTACAACATACAATGAATTTTTTACCGGAAACAATAGTCTAATATCATTAACCGCTGACCTCAATGGCACTTCTTTACGATTGAGAGGGTCAGCAACATCCGGTGATAGCACAAAGGTAATTGTAAACAGGATCGTTGCATTTGGAGACTCGGAATCAGAAGAATCAAATAGTGACAGCACAAGAAAAATAATAGGGAACACAATAGTGTCAAGTACGGCAACTGAATTTGACTCATTTCAGGCAAGTGTAACAGATGCAGTGCATTATGTTATTACCGGACAAAAAGGATCAGATGAAAACTTTATTTGCGAAGCAGTTGTTGTGACAGACGGAACAAATGTGTTTGTGTCACAAGGTCCAAATGTTAGTTCCAAAAGCACAGACATGTTGGAAATATCCGCAACTATATCATCTGGTACGGTAAGTGTCAAGGCAAGTTCAACTTCGGGATCATCAACGGTCCAGGCCTTTGCAGTGAGATTAAAAGCGCCAACAAGCTCCACAGCCACGATCGATAGTTTTTCAAAAGCGGATTTCAGGGGTGCAAAATATTTCATCTCCATTAATAATCTAGACACAAACGAAGTCAGCAACATAGAGGCACTAGTAGTGCATGACGGTACGAACGCTTACATCAATGAATACAACGAACATTTCAGCGGAAGTAGAAGTTTGATAACACTAACCGCCGATGTGTCAGGATCCAATGTTAGACTGCGTGGCGTTGTGACTATTGATAACACCAGGGTAACATTCTATAGAATAATTTTAAGTGATGGTATGTCTGATGTAACAGGTGGCACAAATGTTAATGTAATCGGCGACGAAACTATTTCTAGTGCAGTGACAACTTTGGACACTTTCGATGATACCGAAATTGATGGTGCTCATTATGTTATCGTGGGAAATAATTCGTCCGAAGGTGCATCATCTATCCAAGAAGCAACGGTGGTAACAGATGGCACCAATGCATTTGTTAGTTCCGGCCCTTTTGTAAGTTCCAAGGACACAAACCAAATTGATTTAACTGCATCACATGATGGATCCAGCACGGTAACATTATCGGCATCCTCAACCTCGGGTGGATCAACAAAAGTAAATGCATACAGAATCCACTTGAAAGCACCTGAAACCAATTTGGCAACTCTAGATTCATGGGCCAAGGGATCTTTCAGAGGTGCCAAATATTATATTTCGGCAGAGGATACCAACATTGGACACATCACCAACATGGAGGCATTGGTTGTGCATGACGGTACTGATGCATATATTTCAACTTTCAACGAACACAATTCGCACATATCGTTAATACAATTAACTGCGGACATTGACTCAAGCAACAATGTAAGACTACTGGCAGATCCACAAACTTCGGATGTAAAAATTAGATTCTACCGTATCAGATTGGCGGACAATGAGTCTGATTCTACCGGTACCGACTTTAACACTATAGGTGCTGTGACGGTATCGAGTTCAGCCACAGCAATTGATAGTTTTGTTGACTCAAGCCATACCGGTGCTCATTATGTGATAGTGGGGCACAATTCAAGCGAA